CAACATTCCTGAAATGGATGTCATGGATGGCAATGTCGAGTTTGTGTTTGGCATAGGTGGCAATACCAAACGCAACTCATCCTCTTGGATCTTAGAAGAATGGAAGTCACCCAAAACCGAAAGACCTTGGGGTTTTTACCGAGTGCTGTATGAAGTATCTGGCACAAAGGTTAAGGAACTTACAGTTAATCCAAAACAATCCTTGAGTATGCAACGCCACTTTGAGCGTAATGAGTATTGGCATATTGCAGAGGGTCAATGCGTAGTCAACGGCACAGTATTGCAACAACACGATCATTACCACATTGGCATTGAGCAATGGCATCAATTACAAAACCCGTATGACTTGCCATGCAAGATTATTGAAATCCAGTATGGAAAACAATGTGCAGAAGAAGATATAGAAAGGTCAGCATGAAAAAGGCGTTTATTACAGGCATTACTGGTCAAGATGGTTCGTACCTTGCCGAGCTATTGGTTTCCAAGGGTTACGAAGTGCATGGCATGGTTAGACGCATTTCACAGCCTAATCTGTCTAATCTCTCGGAAGTGATTGACCAAATTACTTTACATACTGGCGATATGGTTGATGGCGCAAGCATTGTGCGGATCATTGATAAGGTTAGACCCGATGAGATTTATAACTTGGCAGCGATGAGCCAGGTGCGGGATTCTTACGATCACCCAGAAGTAACTCAAGACATTAACGCTAATGGCTTACTACGAATTATGGAAGCAGTACGGAACTTAAACATTGATGCCAAGATTTACCAAGCCTGTTCGTCTGAAATGTTTGGCAAAGTCCAAGAAACCCCGCAACGAGAAACCACGCCATTCTATCCACGCTCTCCGTATGGCTGCTCCAAAGTGCAAGCCTACGAGCTAGCACGAGTTTGGCGGGAAGCCTACGGCATGAAAGTCTATTGCGGGATCTTGTTTAACCATGAAAGCCCAAGACGAGGGGAAGCCTTCTTATCACGCAAGGTGTGTAAAGCCGTAGCCGAGATTGCTAACCAAAGACGAGATAAGCTGGTATTGGGGAACTTGGATGCCAAGCGGGATTGGGGATACGCTAAAGAATATGTGGAGTGGATCTACGCCATTATGCAACACCCCACACCTGATGACTTTGTGATTGCCACAGGAGAAACCCATAGCGTCAAAGAATGGGTGCAACTAGCGTTTGAGTGCGTTGGCATTTTTGATTGGGAAAACTATGTGGACTACGACAAGAGTTTGACTAGACCAGCCGAAGTGGATTTATTGTGTGGCGATGCGCTAAAGAGTAAACAGATATTAGGATTTGAACCTAAAGTCAAGTTTAGAGAATTGGTTGAAATTATGATGAATGCTGAAATGAAAAAGATCAGTAACTTTCACGAGGATCACCGCAGACGCTTATACAGTTTTCCAGAAGCCAAGCTCTTAGAAATTAAAGAGGATTGCGTCATTGGATTTCATTACCACAAAATTAAAACCGAAAAGTTTATTTTGTGCCAAGGTGATGCCGAGCTAACCATTCGAGGTCAAGGATCTACCGACATGGAGATTGGCAAGATTTACACCGTATTGCCAGAACAACACCATACTTTTCATGTTAAAGCGGGAAGCTTATTGGTGGGTTTGAACTCCATGCCTTACGATCCAAAGGATGATTACAAATGAAAACCGCAGCCGTTGTTACCGTCACGACTGGCAGAAAAGAATTAGAAAAATGTTTGGAAAGCGTAGCTAATCAAAGTTATCGTTGCACACATTATGTTTTGTGTGATGGCGATGATGAATCTAGCCTAGCGCAGTTTTATGACATGACTAAAGATTATTCAGAATACAACGCAAAGTGGTCGTATTGGGGTAATCGAATTGGTGGCAATGGTTATGCGGGTCAACGCTGGTTGGCTGCTGCACCGCAATTAGTAACCGAGGATGTTACTTTCTTTTGCAATGACGATGATTGGTTTGACAAGCATCATGTATTTTCAATTATGGATTTAATTGAACAAAACAATGATTGGGCATATAGCTTACGCAAGATATATGACAAAGATGGCAAATTTGTTTGTTTAGACAATTGCGAAGCATTAGGCGAACTACACCATGCTTGGAATATTGAAGGTCATCATTTTGTGGACTGGTGTATGTGGGGTATGAAAACAGAACATTTACGCCAGATTGCTATATTGCTTAATAATCCTAACCCGCAAGTAGATCGTCATTTTTACGCTGCTGCTAAACAATTGTTTCCTAAGTTTTCGTGTACCAATAAACATACTTTTAATTTTCGTTTAGGTGGTAGCTGTGGTGTGCAAAAAGAGTATTTTCAAATTGGTAACAAATGGATATTGGAAAAGTTTAATAATCAATTGCCTTGGATTACCACATGAACTTTAACAAAGAAATGTTTTACAAGTTTTGCTCTCAGCTTCAAATTGAAACCAAAGAGCAAGGCTTAAAAAAGATGGGCAGTTTGCTTGGCAGTCAAACTTATGTGATGGATGAGATCACCAAGGGTTTGCAAGATGATGTCCACTTTTTTGTCATATTGAAAGGAAGGCAACTTGGAATCACAACAATTTCACTCGCACTCGATCTCTACTGGCACTTTACACACCCAGGGCTTCAGGGAACACTTACAACGGATACGGAAGAAAACCGAGATATGTTCCGATCAACCCTGGCAATGTATATGGATGGTTTGCCCAAAGAGTATCGCATCCCGATCCTTGCTCACAACCGAAATCAGCTTTCCCTCAAGAACCGCAGCCGTATTTTTTATCAAGTCGCTGGGCTTAGAGCGAAAGGAAGTCTGGGTCGTGGCAAGGCTATTACATACTTGCATGGTACAGAAACAAGCTCTTGGGGAGATGAAGAAGGACTAGCGTCATTACTGGCTTCTCTCGCAGAGACTAACCCGCTGCGCTACTATATGTTTGAGTCCACTGCCCGTGGATTTAATATGTTCCACGATATGTGGACTACGGCTAAGAAAGCCAAGACTCAGAAAGCCATCTTCTGTGGCTGGTGGCGTAACCAGTTCTACTCGGCTGATCCCAACTCCAATATCTACAAGGTGTACTGGGATGGGAAACTCAATAGCGAGGAAAAGGAATGGACGAGAGAGATCAAAAAGATTTACAACTACGAAATCAACTCACGCCAGATTGCGTGGTGGAGATGGAAGATGTACGAGGGCTTGAAGGACGAGAGCCTGATGTACCAAGAGTTTCCCCCTACGGAAGACTATGCGTTCATAATGACAGGTACTTCCTTCTTCAGCACGGCAAGATGTACCGATGCTGCCAAAGATGCGAAGAAACTGACCCCAGATATGTACCGCTTTGTATTTGGAGCGAATTTTGAAGATACTGTACTCAAACCTTCCACCGACAGACTTGCAACGCTACTTATCTGGGAAGAACCAAAAGCAAACGGTTACTACGCCATTGGTGCAGACCCCGCCTACGGTTCAAGCGATTGGGCAGACCGCTTCTGCATACAAGTCTATAGATGCTACGCAGACGGTATGGATCAAGTCGCAGAATTCGCTACTGCCGAACTTAATACATATCAATTTGCGTGGGTGATTTGCTACATCGCAGGTCTTTATAGGAACTCGGTTCTTAACCTTGAAATCCAAGGTGGCGGTCAGGCGGTCATCAATGAGATGCGAAACCTACGCCGCATGGCAGCAAACCATCTCAACCCACAAGTCGGGCGTGCGCTAACCGATGTCTTAGCCCACATGAGTTACTACCTCTGGAGGCGTAACGACTCCCTTGGCGGTATTTCCAACTCCCTTGGCTGGCTAACCACCTCCCAGACCAAAGAGAGGATGCTTAACTACTTCAAAGACTACTTTGAGCGTGGGATGCTCACCGTGCGGTCTATGGAATTGATTGATGAAATGAAGTCCATTACCCGTGATGGCTCCCAGATTGCCGCCTACGGGCGTGGCAAAGATGACCGTGTGATGGCTACAGGGCTTGCGTGCGCCGCCTTTACAGAGCAGATGTACCCCAACCTATTGCGCCAGCGCCTAACCCGTGCCAAGCAAGAGCCAGATCAGGACAAGACACCCGACCAAATGGCGTACCAAAAGTCAGTGCAGACTTACTTAAAGAACATTGGCTATGGAACATAGACCGTATTCCAAGGAGATTCTCAAAAGAATCATCAAAAGGTTTGCTGCCGACAAAAAGCGTGGCATTTCCATAGAACATTTTGCAGAGATTGCAGGGGTGGATCACCGGGATTTCCGCAAAGCCTTTTTAGAGGACAAACTCAACATCTCGGAAGCCATGCAGATCAGGGTTTCTAAGGCGTACAAAGCCTACGAGAGGGGCGATGTGGTGGTATGGCAGCACTGGGATAGAACCCGGTCTGTGGACTACCGCACGACTTCCAAACCAGCATTTAAGAAAAACCTTGGATTTACTTTAACCAAAGACGGGGTGAGGTTGAACATCGGTCTTGTGAACCGCCGGGACTACACCCAACCTACGCTTGCAGAACAGTTTGACTTAAAGACCGGAGGCTGAAATGGTAGTGAAAGAGTGGAAGTGTGATGAGCATGGCTATTTTGAAGGAACAGAAGCAGTATGCCCACAAGGGTGTACTGAACACATCAACCAAGTGTTCCTAACACCAGTAGCGTACAAGAGTGACCGCAGTAAAGGCATTGACAAAACATCAAAACAGTTAGCGATGGACTCCAATATGTCTGACATCAAGACGGTGAAGGAAGGTGAGCGTCAGCCGCAACGCTTCCAACCCAAGGTGGATAAGAACGCACCGCCTAGACCGCAAGGTGTGATGTGGGGTAACCCAACCTCGATTGGGCAGTATGGACTGCGTAGTGTTGCAGGTGAGAATGTCAACGGTCTTGCTGCATTGCGTCAATCTGGCGCACAGTTGACAAAACCTAAAGCCGCATCCTACATTGCAGACCATGAGAACTTGAAGATCAAATAATGCGGATACCTTCAAAACCTGCTGAACGGCTTTATTTCGTCCTTGATCTGGTCGAAAAGTGCATGGTGTCGTTAGAGCAGCGCAAGACCACTTACAACACGCTACGCAATTATTTCCTGTTCGGGTCTGCGCCTAACGATTCCCCGGCGGCGTTTAACAAAATCTATCCGCATATTGACCAACTGGTTTCATTCCTATACTCGGCTGAAACCACAAGGTTCAATATCAACATCGGTGCTTCTGTAAACAAACAGGAACACCGCAAAATCCCGACACTGATTGAAGCATTGCAAGACGCTTGGCTAGATAGCAATGCCGATATGGTGTTTAACGATGCGCTCACATGGGCGCTTTGTTATAACTCGACTTTCATCAAGTTGGCGTGGAGAAACTCGGTACATCCATTCTTTGTGGAACCCGGTTGCATTGGCGTGCTTCGTGAAGATATTGCCTACACGGATCGCCAAGAAGCCTTGGCGCAGAAGTATTACATCACCAAGTCCGAACTCTATAACCGCCTGTATTCCCACCCCAACCGTGATGAAATCATCAAGAAAATCAACACGACACGCCATCAGCGCACGGATTCCCCACAAGGCGTATCCCGTCTGATTACAAGCCAGATCAATCCGATCATGTACGGTAATGTGAATCTGGACTTGCAATCGACCAATATGTATAAGCCCAATGTCTCGGAAGAAACCTGCGAGATGACGGAGTTGTGGGTATTTGATGACGAGACAAACGATTACCAGTGCATCACCATTGCCGACCCCGGCGTAATCATCTACGACAGACCGGGCGAAAGCCTATTCTTGCGTGGAGAGTTGCCGTTTATTCAGGTTTGCCCTAACCCACAGTACGACTACTATTGGGGACAGTCTGAGGTGCAGCGCCTGATCTACCTGCAAGACATGAGAAATAAGCGCATGGGTGAGATTCTGGAGTTGCTATCCAAGCAGGTGAACCCGCCAACGGCGCTTATAGGCTTTACCGGCATACTGGATGAGAAGGATTTTGCCCTGAATCGGGCGGGTGGATTGCTGGCAACCGATATGCCAAGCGCCAAAATCGAGAAGTTATCCCCCAATATCCCCAACGATGCCTTCCGTGAGATAAACGAAATCGACAATATGTTTGCCGAAATGTCTGGTATCTCTAGCGTATTGCAGGGTCGTGGGGAGTCTGGAGTCCGTTCTGCCGGTCACGCAAGCCAGTTAGCCCGTCTAGGTTCTAGCCGTGCCAAGAAGCGTGCCCTGATTGTTGAAGACGCATTAGAGAAAGTAGCAACCCTATATCTCAAGATGATGCAAAAGTATGACAATCGAACCTATAAAGACGATCAAGATACTCCATTCATCATTGAGCAGTTCACTAAAGACTTCACCGTTAAGGTGGATGCCCACAGTAACTCGCCAATCTTCATGGAAGACAGTCGTGCCTTGGCGTTCAACCTGTTCAAGGCTGGTGCATTGACCAAAGAACGCCTAGTGGATATGGTAGAGCCACCCGGTAAGGACATGATTAAGGAAGAATTGAAAAAAATGCCGCAGCAAGGTCAAGCAGAAGCACCTCAAGCGCCTTCTGCTGCCCCATCGCCGCAAATGCAGAGGGTCAAATAATGGCTGAGAAGGCAAATGGTCAAGGTTCAACGGGCGATCAGCCCAGAATGTCCGATAGGGCAATCAAGTCCTTTGCTGACCGCACTCCCAACATGAGTTATCGCCAAGAACGGCTTGGGCAGGTCAAATCTGACCGCACACAACGGAATTTTAGAAGTTATGG